CTTGTGCGTTATCGGACATACTTACCTCTTAGTTTAACAATCATTTGTTTGGGGGTCTTCCCCGTCTTCGAACAAGTGCAATTTCTGCCATCTTGCCCGTATCCATAACAGAGCGTAGTTTTGCTCTCAGAATATCAACTGTTGTAAGAAGCAAATAAGCTTGCTCTCTTACTGGTCCTTCCATTAACTTGGAAGAACGAATCTCACGATAACAGTCATCTTCAATTCTTTTGAGCATTTCATTGAGAAGTTCATCCTCAAGAAGTAACTTTGCTCTATCTCCTCTTGCGAGGTTAATTTCTAGATCATCCATTTACATCATCGGTTGGGGCTGTTGATTACTCATTGCAGCTTGTTGACGGATTAATTCTCGGTCTTTATTCATTGCGGCATTAATCTCCGCACTTTGAATTTGTACACCATATTTCAATTCTAGCTCATATCTACGCAAAATACCATCTTGTTCAATACGATCTCTCTCACGATCATCCATTAACATGGTTTTTTCACGATCTAACTGTAATTCAGCGGCTTTCTTTTGAATATCAGCTTGAATAGATTGTGCTTGTACTTGAGCCAACATTTCTTCTGGAGTAGCCTTTGGAGCCTCTGGAGGTGGTAATTGGAAGTCAGCAGGTAATTGATTAAAGTAATTCTGAGAATCTTTAATACCCGCCAGTTGCAACATTTTAGTTAGCGTATTTGTATACTGTGGTATTGTTACAACAGGATTATTAGGACCAGTTTCTTTAATCAGCATTTCCTGACGCATTGCAACCTGATTCAAGATATTGATTCGGTCTTCAATAGTGCCATCACCAACACCTACATTAACTGTTACATCCATCTTTGAATCCCAAGAACGGGGATCAATAGGCACAAATGTATTGCGCAAACGAATCATTCTGGCTCTGTCTTGATTTTCAACTACCAACTTCAAGATACCAGTAAACAACTTACGCAGACCAGTTTCAGCAAAGATACGGGCAATCATCTCAATGTGCTGATGTGCGGCATTGACAGTCGCAGAAACTGCGGCCTTGGTAGTGCTTTGTAAAGCATCTGCATCTAATCCTGCGGCAGCTTTAGAAATGCCTGTACGAGTCTGTTTAATGTCATCCAAGTAGTCAAGCATTGGGAATGCGGCCTGACCAACAAAAGGAGTTGTAAACGGCTGAACCATACCTGGTGCTCTCATGCGAATAACTGCACCAACTTCGGTATTCAACACATCTTCCATGTTGGCCTGACCCTCAACAATGGCTGTACGGGGGTGGATAGCTTGAGCCAAAGAGTCCAATATGCCACGCTGGACATTAGACTTGATACGCTGAATATCCATGACCACATCAGCAGGACACATACCAAAAAAGGTATGGGGTTCTGGATCAGGACAGAAGTCAGCAAACTGGCGGTCATCAACAATCTCATTGCGGATAACTTTGTTACCAGTACCAACTGTACAAATCCTGCGCATCTCAGCAATGCCATCACCATCAAAGTCTACCTTTAAGTAGCCTTCAATGTAGAGAACACTCTTGCTTGATGGATCACCATTGTTTGCGGTACTGATAACGGCAAACGGATTACGGGCTTGGTACTCTTGGTTATTATCAAAGTCATTACCATTACCTGCAACCTCAACCATCTCATCGTAGTCATAACCCATAGCGACTAGATCAGAAACAGTCTTCATAGTCCTATGGCCTACAAAAGTAGCCTCATCAATAGACTTTGCTCTGCGGTCAATCAGGAATTCTTCTGGTGGTAGAGCCTCAATCTTTACCTTACCAGATTTGATTCTGCGCTTGATCTCCACATCGTACATCATGGGTGGTGGAGTCATAATGCCTTGAGCTTGATTCATAGGCTCAGTGCCAGGCACTGGATACTCACGCACCGCAGAAATCTCTACGTCTGGATCTTCTGTCAACATCATCATGCTTTGCTCATCAAGCATAGAGAATGATTCTGCTTTAACTTCTACAGACTCATCCCACCAATACTTAATGATTCCAACCTTGCGAACCAAAGCATCTTTAAAAGCAGAGTGAAGAATCTTAAAGCCAGGGTTATCACGCTTAAAAATGAAGTCTACATAGTCTGTCGCTTGTTCAGCATTCTGAACATCTTCTGGTCCTTGGGGGGTAAACTCAACCACACGCTCTGGACCAAAGAAGATACGCATTAGACTAGGCAGGATGCCTTGAACAGTATCACGGACATCCATTGATACTACTTGTGAACGGCCTTCTTCTTCATCACCAAAGGGTTGACCATAATAGTATTCAGTTGCTAATGCACGATTACCGCCAATGTCATCATCTATGAAAGAAATAGCGTCATAAATTTCAGCAGAAATAACGCCTTGAAGATCCTCTTCAGACATTACCTCATCACCCTCCATTTGGCCTTGTAGGGTTTCTGCCATCAACATGGGGTTTTCGTTAATCATATATTTCCTTATCGTGAACCGATATAAGGGAGGATTCCAGATCCAGTATTCTGCAACAGAGAAGGAATGCCACCAACATAATTAGAGGCCATGCCACCACCATAACCACCCATCTGGGGCATCATTAATGATTTCTCATCTTCCTTTGGATTAAAGGAATATTTAAATGCTGAGTTAAACATATCACCTGCTGATGCATTTGGGTTTGTTATACCCTTATATGCTTCCATAGCGGGAGCCATTTGTTGGTTAAATTGGTTTTGTGCAAAACCACCAAGGGTATCGCCAAAAGACATTGGAGCTGCACCACCACCAATCACGGCTTCTGAGCCACCGACTGCCGCTGGCATTAGCGACTCAAGAAAAGATGCTAATAAGGCTTCCATTTAATCTTCCTCATCTTCCATGTTGTATTCAGTCTTAGCCATCATCAACATATTAGATTGATTTTTAGTCATCTTCTTAGTGATAGGACCGCCAGATAACCATGCTGAACAGGTACGTGCGCCAGCGCACTTAAAGTCAAACAGTTCACAGTAACCAAGGTTAGCCGCACCTTGAACATCTCTGGCATAGCCATCAGTCTCTTCATCTATACCTTTTAGGATACAAGCTTCCATCTCTGGTGTTTGAATAAAGGCAGCGCAGTTACCACAACGCATGGTCTTTGCTTCTTCAACGGGAGTTTGCCACTCATCTGCTCTTTTCATCCAGAAGTCTATGTTGTCTTCATCTGGGTTAGCAGGACCATAACCAACATTCTTAAATGCCCAATCACGGGCTTTGAGGTTGACTTTAATATCATAAGTGGCGATAGGGCAGTTCATATTTTTACCATTTAACTTTGTTTGCCCAATATGCAGCACTCATTTTGCCTTTGGCAATATTCTGAGCATGACGGGCTTTAAATGCTTCGTTTCTTTTAGATCCATCAGGACTACCAGAAACTCCTTGTTGACCAAAGCGAATTAACTTCACTTCATCTCCAGACTTAGCCAATACTGCATGGCTTTTTTCTGGATGACCAGGAGTCCTCTTTGGTTTGTTGTAACCAGAGAATTCTTCTGATCCTCGCTTAATCATTTCTTTTTAGCAGTCTTGGCTGCTTGCTTAAAGTCTTTAGCAGTAGGCGCACCTTTAGTGCCAGGCTTTCGCATCTTTTCTTTAGAGCCAGCCTTGATACGTTCTTGCTTGGCATTAATATTGGCATAGAGTCCAGGTTTCATAATAACTCCGTAACGCTAACTGTTGAAGCAGTAACACCAGAATCTTTAATAACAGCAATCTTGTCACCAGAAGCCACGGGGAAAATTTCAGATGTATTGTTTGCCAACATTGGGCTTGTCGTAATACTTGCAGTTGGTGCAGAACCAATCTGTATATGACTATGACCTAATGAACAAGCAACTCGAACATGAGTTGTTGAGGCCGCAAAAGCGGTACTTGCAACACTAGAATTTGTTACTGTAAAAACTTGTGTCGTACCAATCCTAAATACATTAGGGATGGTATTTCCATTGTTATCTCTTGTTAAGAAAGACATAATTTTTCCTTAAGTTACTTTTTGCTTCGGTTGGTTGCAGTTCTACCGCCACGTTTAGGCATAGAACGAGCCTCACTCATTGCGATAGCGACAGCTTGGTCACGGGATTTAACCTTGTCACCAGAGGAAGACTTGAGCTTGCCTCGCTTATATTCGCCCATTACCTTGCCAATCTTGTTGGCTGCTTCATCCATTTTCATAGGAATCTCCAATATAGGTTGCGCAATACTACCATATTGTGCTAATAAAAAAAAGAGCTACTTTTTTAGGGTAGCTCTAAACTCTCTCAATGGCAACGGCAATCAGACCAAGCCTCGAATCAACCTTTTGATCGGTTTACTCCAAGTATTGTTAGACCCCCAAGAGATGGTGGCGGCATCTGAGGCAAATGTCAAGACAAATGCGTCAGCCATGTCAGGAGATTTTAATCCCCTACGTCTAATATCATCTTTGGATTCGATTTTTATCTTGCCGTTAGATGTAAAGGTGTACCTTACAGTCGCCAGTTCAGCAATGAAATCTTCGTTGTTTGGTATCTTGCAGTCCCGTTTCTCAAGCCAAGCCTTAGTTTTGTGCCATAGTTCTGCACGAAGATTAAGATAAGTGCCACCCATAGCGGGGCTTTCTGACACGTTGATACCTCTGCATGGCAACTTTAGTTCTCTTAGTCGGTCAACAACACCAGCACCGAGGCCAATAGAGTCAACCAGAATCTCTGTAGGTCTACTCTTGTGGTCACAGGCTTCGTATTGGGCGACCACCGCACCAGTTAACTGCATCAGGTCTAGGTTTCTCCAGCGCTCTAGGGTGTGGACAACATTGGACTGACGTTTACAAAGGACAGAAGAGTCCGATCCAAACCTCGCTACGTCTAGTCCCCAGACAATGGGAGCGTCTTCATAGGCTCTGGTATCTCGATGTTTGGCAGACTCAAGTAGTTCCATAGGGATAATGGTGTCATCGTCACTACGTGGAAACTCACCTAGAACACGTATCCGATAAGCATTACTTTCCTCGCCATAGCGGGATTTCATGTCTTCTACGTACTCTTTACTGACACGGGTAGAGTCAATACAAGATACTCTCTTTGTCCACCACTCATCTTTGAGCCTGTTATGGGTGTCAAAGAAGAAGCCAGATGACCTGACGGGGTTTCCTAGCAGGATGGTTAGAGCGTTATGGCCTGACATAGAACCCGCAGCAGCCTCGAATACTGCCTCTGGGACACCAGAAGCCTCATCCGCTACTAGCATGACGTTCTCAGAGTGGACACCTTGTAGGGCTTCGGGTTGTTCAGCACGAGAAGTACGAGCAGAGATAAACGCCTCGGTAGCGGAAGCTTTAAGTTCTATCCTCTCTTGTTTGACATCGAGTAGGTCTTGGATAGGTTGGGGTAGTTCTTTGACCCATCTTTTTAGTTCGGCAAACAAAGCATCATAAAGTTGGGCAGAAGTAGGGGCAGTAACCACTACTTTGACGGGATACCTGGTCAACAAGAACCATAGCATTGCCCAAGAAGCGGTAGTTGACTTACCCACCCCGTGACCAGAACGAATGGAGATCTTTCGCTCACCAGAGGCTACAGCGTTTAAAAAGTCTTGTTGCCAATCATCAGGCTCTACCCCTAGGACTTCTTTGACGAACAGAACAGGGTCATTCCTGTAAAGAGTTATGAACTGGATAAACGGGTTATGTGCCATTGTTTTCCAATGTCTCGACAATCACTTCAGCCTTACCCATGTGCTTTAGAGCTTGGAGGTGTAGATCACCTAGACTGATATTGACTTGGGTCTTAGCAGTGTCTCCATAGTTCTCAGGGTCAAGCTTGGAGGCCATCCACTTACGGGTGTCTACTTGGAGTCTGGCTTTGTTAACTCCACTGTTACTTGTCTCATCTGCTTCATCTGCAATCTCTAGAGCTTCTTCCGCTAACTTCTCAGCCTTTAGCTTCCTAGCCTTCAGAACCGCATCTCTACGCTCATCCGTATGGTTTATCCAGAATGACAACATAGGTCTAGAACACTCTATAAACTCAGCCAAGCGTCCAATTGTCATTCCTTGAGCAATATGTGCCGTAACAAACTCAATGCCTCCTAGACCCTCTATCTTCTTCTCCAACGCCCTACGCATAGGAAATCCAGCCATATCTTCTCCTTGATTTAATGTCTACAAATTCTAAACTATAAAAAAATTTTTTGGAGGGTTATATGTGTACGCAAACAACGTAGGGGGGGTCTATAGCTCAAATGCTATGTCGATATGTGTTTATGTCCCCTGCCACAGCACCCCCTCACTTTTACACATGGGGGGGGTAAACCCTACCCTTACGTACTAACCCTTAAGGGTAAACCCCTAGGTAGAAACCCTAATAGGGTAAACCCTACTGTGATTCCGTACAGTAAACGCAAATGAGAATGATTCGCATTCGCATCTTGTCTCATGTGTGCAAGGGGTTTGCGTAGATCGAGGTCTAAAAGGTTTCTATCTAGCGTTTTCTTTTATAGATCTGTCAATGCTTACGTTATCCGTTCCCCTTATGTTCCTTATGTATTCCCCTTATCTATCCCTTACATGAAAGGAAGCATATGTAATGGGCTAACCCTTTATTTCCTTTTCTAATTGTAGCTACAAAATCAAAGTGAGAACCTATGTTCTAAGGGTTTCTACTGATAGGGTTTTGGAGGGGTCAATGGAATCAACAACTTACGAGAGTTGGCATGATTCTTTTATGCTATATATGTGAGAGGGTAGATTTTTAGCCTCTCTTTTCTTAACTCTTAATAGGTGTCAACATGAAAAAACTCTCCCGCATTTTCCGCATCTACTCAGAAGCGCCAATGGCTGCTCTCATGGCTATTGGCTGCCTTATTGAGCTTCTATGTGCTTTGGGCTTGTTTGCCTACAATGCCAACTTTTTTGCTCTTTGTGCATTGATTGCTTCTGGTTTCTTTGCTTTGGCTGCTAGTGGCTTTGCTTCTAGTGTTTATCGTGATGTAAAGCGCAACCCTTGGATTTTGGGATAAGACTATGCCAACCCTAAAAATTCAAATTAAAGCAGTCTATGGCACTCTCAAAGCCTACCCGATGTGTGAGCAATCTAAACTCTTTGCAAAGATCGCTGGCACATCCACTCTCACAATGGAAACAATCAAGCACATTCAAGCCCTAGGGTTTGGCTTTGATTGTGAGCAATATAGTTTGGAGTCAATCAAATGAAATCAGTCTACTTTGAAGCTCTCTGTGCTATTGCTCTATTCTTTGGGGCTTTGGCACTTATGCTCGAATACTTTGATGTATTGCTGCCCTGATTCTTTTTTCTTTTCTTTTTTCTATCAAAAGGTGTTTACAAATGAAAATTACTCTCAAAACT